CTTTTATTTTCGAATACTTTGATTTGACCTTCTTTATTCTTAATATAACTGATTATATTATTTTGATATTCTATTTCTTCTTGAAGAACATTCATTTCTTTCGCTTGAGTTTCATATAATAACTTTAAATCATTAAGTTCACTAACATCAATCTGATTTTGTGCTTCAATATTAGCTATTTCATTTTTCTTTGATTTTATAGACTCGTTTTTAAATTTGGTGTCTATCATCTGACTGCATGTCGGACATGAATCTGTGTGCTCTAAAAACTCAATTTCTTTTTTCAAAGAAGCAAATTTTTGTGCTGCTAAGCTTATATTATGATTTTTATTATTAATTTCTTTTAATGTAAAATCCTTTTTTTCCTTGACGACATTATGTGCTGTTCGAAAATCATTCTTTTTAAATTCAGATTTCTTGATCTTAATTTCTTCTTTAATCTTATCAATTTCGACCTGAAACCCTTCGGCCAGCTTGGTGCGGTCTTCGGCCTCTCGTGCCTGAGCATCCTGAATGTTTTTGATTCTTTCAATCAATGAAGTCTTTACACTCGTAAGACTATTAAAATCTTCATTTGTTTCGATGATCTGCTTCTTCAGACGTGTATTCATCAGACTTATGTCTTCAAGGTCGAGGATATTCTCCACTACCTTGCGTCTCTGCTCGGCAGGAAGGTCAAGGAAGGGGATAAACGATGCTGACCCTAGCACCACTACCTGACAGAAAGCCTTATGGTTACAACGCAGGACAGAGCGTTCTAGATAATCTTGGTAATCTAGATTCTTTGCGTCCTGTGGAACAAGTACCCCATTCTTGTAGATTTCAAATATATTCGGCTTAATGCCTCGAACGACAAGGAAGGTATCAAAACCAATTTCAAATTCTACCTTGACTAAAGTACGCTTTTTGGTAATGGTATTTACCAGCAGGCTCTTTGTGATGTTACGAAAAGGTTTGTTAAAAATAACAAAAGAAATTGCATCGAGAATAGTAGACTTACCGGCACCATTCTTACCAACAATCATAGTAATATTAGCTTTGTCCAATTCGATTCTGGTTACATAATTACCAGAAGATAAAAAGTTTGCATACTCTATCCATTTAAACTTAAGCACGAATTTCCTTATAAATGTTATCGAATAATTGTATAACGTCTTTTTTATTTGAAATATCTAATTGATCAATATGACCGTAAAAAATAGATTCTAGCTCGTCAACGACGATTTCTTGATTAGTCAATTCAATTTTCTTAAATGTATTGTCAATAATGGTAAGATTATTAATACCCTGATCACTAAGTTTACTTACAAAGTCATTGTATTTGTTTTCAGAATTCTTTTCTTTTACCATAAGTCGAACATATGTATCTTTATACTTTGAATAATCTTCTTCAGAATTCTCATTATATTCTATTACGTTAAACATTGTGTAAGGATTCCGAAGATAATTGACATGACCAGTATCAGTATCCAATATTGATATCCCTTTCCACTCATTATAATCAGACCAATCGAACTGAAAAGCGGCACCAAGATAACGAATATTATTTCCACTACTGCGATTATGGAAATGACCAGAAAATACAGAATCAAAATTGTTAAAATCTCGGCGGTCAATACCTCCATGATGTAAAGTTCCTCTTTTTACTTCGAAGCCATCGACTTCTAAATGTCCAAAACAATATCTAGCGTTTGAGTTCTTAATGAAATGTAATGATTCTTCTCGGTTCTCGTCGCAAATCCAAGGCAGCATGAGAATCTTGCAGTCGCCGACCATAATTTCTTTCGGACGATCATAGACATCGCCCTTGGCGACAAACTTACTCATTGCATTAATACGCAATGTATTTTTGTAGAATGCGTCATGATTTCCTACAAGCCAATGCTGCGGAATATCTAGATCAGCCATAGGATTGAGAAAATCGTTCTGAAGGGTGTCATAGGTCTTGTAATTCACGACTCGACGATTATCTACAAGATCGCCTAAATGAAAGATAGCATCGGGCTTGTAGGCGTCAATATAACGAAAGAAAACATTATCAATAAATTTCTTTTGATAATTATAAAAAAGGGCGTTATCACTTCTAACGCCCCAATGAGTGTCACATATCACCAAAATTCGCATTTATATTTTATTTCTTTCTGAAGATATTTTGTTTTGCAGCTTTGGTAATTGACTCGTCGAGATATTCACGAATTGCGTTGATTCTATCTTCAAGGGATAATCTTTCATTTACCATCTTGGCTTTTTTGTACTTTTCGACTATATCCTTGATAAGGTCTGGTATTAAATGTTCATTTTTCACATGTATATTCCTTAATCTAATTGAAACTTAAAAAAGTATTTTTAACCTATTTCTTCAGGTTTGTCAACTACTTTCTTACGTCTATTTTTAATCATTCCTTGAAACCATCCATCAGGGATGATTAAATTATTTTTTACTCTTTTATGTTCGAATCCGTTTGTTATCCAAATTGTACCTTCATCATAAAATTTCTGTAATTGGTGTGAAGGATTAAACCCACTTTCTTTTTTAGATTGTGACATTTTTAATTTAGTTTCATTAGTATGTTGTTTTCCATACATATGATGTTTATCACCAGCAGATTTATCTTTACGATTTTTAGATATGTTTTGTTTTGTTTCTTCTGATCTTATTTTACCTGTCCAAAACCCTTCTTTTCCTAAATGAGAATTTGAAAGATTTTTTTTATGTTCATCTGTGAAAGGAGCTTTCTTTCGGCCTTTATGAGCAACAGATATTTTATTATTACGTTCTTCTGAAAAAACTCCATAACCCATTTCATATTTAATTATAGCATGATTATAATATTTTTTACCTAATTTTTTTGGATCAATTAGACATAACCATTTATATTCTTCATTCCACAAATCTTCTTTATTATTACATCTATAAATTACTCGTCTAGAAAAATCTATTTTACGACGTTTATATGCATGTCGCATCCAATCACTAGAACATATGTAACCGTCTGTCTCAGTACCCCAATGTGCTCCTATATAATAACGTTTGTGCTTACGGTCAAACCAGATGTATATGAAACCATACTTTTCCATTTCATTCTCCTTTAAAATTAACTTTCAGTAGTATTTATAGTATTTCGTCTTTTTCTATTCTTCTCATAAGAGAGATTTTTATGCTTGGCATAATTATTTTTTTCTTTAGGCTTTTCAAAATTATTAATTACTTTATTGTGTTCATCATTATCAAGTAATGATTCTATATTTTCATCTGTAGCGTGCATAATGAGATTTTCAATATTCTTATGCTTTACGTATGCTTCTATTCTTTCTTTTTGAATTCTTTGTAAGAAGCAATTCCAAGCAATCTGAGTAAAGTAAGCAAAAGGATTCTTACTTAAATTTGGATCATATTTATGAAGGTGTACTGCCTCGACCATCTTTTCGATAGCGTCTCCGACAAGTTCTTCTCTAAAACTATACATAACGAAATTTATTTTACCTGATAGATTCGTTGCGATATGCATAATACATTCACCTATATATCTTGGAATCTCAGGTGTTTTTTTATTATTCTTTTCGCTAATTGTCACGTCTTCATAAAACTTTACTAATGCAGCGTGCAAATCGTTACCATTTATATATGAACGTTTTGATCTTGGCTTTCTAACAATTATACGTTCATCTACTATTTTTTGTTCTGAAATATCTTTTCTCCTTGTTATCTGTTTTTTATATGGAGCTATCTAAAAATTGTTCTTGACACCCCTAAAAATTTTTTGCTATAATATATTTCTCTTACTTACCTTAAAATTCCTTTACTATCCTCTATATATACCTTAATAGTACTTCTATATATACCTTTATATATAAAGATAAAGAATTAAAAAAAGAAGGTAAAGCAACATGTCGTTAAAGTTCATTAAAGTACTAGAGATTATATAATATATTAATTTAATATTAATGTCAACATAATAATATAATAATAAGAAAGAAAAAATTTTTACATATCGATTTTGTAGAATTTAAAATCAAACTGTTCCTGTTTGTACAGTTGAAGACGACTACGGAAATGCTCTAAGGTGATATTTCTGATTTCTGAAGTGATATCGTCAGCAATATCAAAAAGTTCTATTTCAAATTTTACTTTAGAAATACGAAGCCCTCTACCGATAGACTGTAACACTTTAATTCTTGACTTTGATGGAAAAGCAAAGATTAAATTATTAATAGAAGTAATATTGATTCCTGTAGAAAAGACTGTAGAACATACAGTAATTGACTTTTCATGACTTTCTACATATTCTCTTATTTTTTCTCTTTCAGCAGTATCGGTTTCACCATCTACATAATAAACTGGACAAGTAGCTTTTTTTCTGATAAGTTCATATAATGCCTTACCATGTTCTTTAAATCTGAACATCACAAAAGAATTACCATTTAAGGACAGAGCTAGATTTGCAATAAAAATATTTCTTTTTTCTTTATCAGTAATATACTTTAGTTCGTCTTGATATTCTAACTTTTCAAGATATGCGTCTCGATACGGATTATCGGTGACATGCTTTAGAATGATACATCTAATCATTAATTTGGATGAAAATTCTTTGTCCATCATTTGCTTTGAAGTAATAAACTGAATCTCACTACCGAAAAGTCCTTCGATTATATGATCATAATAAGGCTCTCCTGTTACTGTTCCTGTAAATCCAATTTTAACTGGTGTATTTACAGTCTTGTTCATAATACCAATTAATGAATCAGCCTTGAATCCGTGAACTTCATCACCGATGACAACACGGTATTCTTCAAAAAAATTTTCATTTTGAAGGTAGATGCTTTGCCACGTAGATATTGTTAGTTTCTTATCAGTCGTTTTTGATCGGCCTTCATAAATCAAATGAATATTTTCAGCAGCCTCGGTGTAGCCATAATAAATAAAATCTTTACACATTTGCTCCACGAGACTTGTCGTCGGAACAATCAATAAAGTTTTAGTATTGTAATATCTATAGAGTAAGTAGATAATAAGGGATTTACCAGAACTGGTCGGTGAGACGCAAATATGACGGCTATTTCTTACACATTTAATGAAGTATTTTAGCTGATACTCTCTCACTTCGAAGGGTAGATTCAAGGTTTTGACGAATTCCTTCGCCTCTTGAATACTGAATTCGACTGCATTAAAATCATCATTCAAAGTATATTCATAATTAGAATCATTTAAATATTTCAATAGTTTAGGTAGTAGACCGATATAGAGCTTACCATTATATGAATTGAATAATGTTCTTTTACCGTTCCACCAACCCTTTTTAAAATTCCAATCATGTTGAAATCCCGGTTTTTGAAATTCAAATAGACGAGCGATTTCCTTCTTTATTGAAGGCTCGTCAGTTGAGATTTTTAGATAGACTTCATTAAGTTTTTCTATTAGGATCATGATCCGTCCTCATGTTTTAACTGTGCTAGGACGTTTGAGAAGTAATATTGAGAATGAGAAATTTGAGACATAATGCTCTGTAGAAATTCAACTTTAATTTTGGTAGCGTCGTATCTTAATGAAGTTTCTAACATTTCTTTATCTGCTTGAATATACTTGTCAGCATCGCCTCGATAAATCTTACCTTGTGGTAATTCTTTTTGTTGTTCTTTAGTAAGAACACCATTCTTTGCAGGCATAACATAAAACTCATACTTTTCTTTTTGCATTTTCTTTAAAGCATGACTTATAATACTCATATTTGTTTTTTCTTGATTCAAAAATCTCTGATACTTAGCATGAAGTCTCCATATATTACGGATTTCTTCCTTAATATAGGCTCGATTAAAGCTAAAGTCTGAATCTTTATCCCATTCGTCTTGTAATTCATTTAAATTCATGATTTTTCCTTACCTTAAAGTCAAGGTATTATATCATATTTATTATATTTGTCAATTATTTAGGCAAGATTTATAGTATAATTTAAGTATTTAAATGTAACTGTTGATTCAAGATACTGAGCTTCAGATACAGAAGACTTTAACTGTGGTCCTGTAAGATCGATAGGAAAGGCTTTTGTAAAATTGAACATTAGAGTCGGATTTTTTTGTGAATCTAAAAGAGCCAATAGGATATCAGAATAGAGGCTAAAATTTGGATTTGCACTATTATTCATAACTTTATAGGCTCTTGCTGTTCCGTCAGAATTGCTTATTCCATTCATCCAGTTAAAAATTTCTAACCAATTTTGTAGATTGGTATCTACTTGAAATGTAACGACTAATGGCTCAAAAGTTAGATGATCTGGAACAAATGGCATATTTAGAAACGGTGATGTAATTTCGGCAGCAGCAGCTTTGATATCTGGTATCTTGACAGTCTGTGCAAAATAAGATAGAGAAGGAGCACGTTTCAATTGGAATTGATACCAATTTTCCTGTTGCAATCTCGTTGTTAATGGGTTATTATCGAATACTGACATGAAATCCTCTTTTACCTTTATTTATAGGTGATATATGATGAATTATAAAATATTTGTCTTTGAATACACTGGTGATTATATTACCAACGAATGGTATGAATTCTTTGAGACGATTGACGATGCAGAATTTGCTGTCAAGTGTTACAGGGACGCATACATTCTGAAAGAGGCTCGTGACGATTTGTACCATTATGTTGGTACTTTTGGTATATACGGAATTATCAGTCTTTACTATTGAGGTATAAAATGGGTAAATTAACACAGACAGAAAAGAATAAACTAAAACGTCTTATTAAACAGATGAAAGACTCTGCAAAAGAATGTCGCCAAGGTATATGGCGATATGATCATGGGCATGTTGTTTCTGAAGCTGAACGCAAAGATAGTAAAAAATTGTTTACTTATGATGTATTATGTGTGCCTTGGTTAGCAAATCAATGTATTTCCGAACCAAATCCATTTTTATCATCTAGTAATGATATTAAACATGCTGTTCATACTCAGCCACGAAGAATTTTACAGTTAGCAGAGCTTGTCGAAAAACTTTTGGAAGATGAAAATGAATAATGAACCTAACGGACAAGTTACTGTTCCTGCTCTCATGCAAAGGGTATCCGGTGGCTTTACCGACGCTGCCGGATACCCAATGTATGAAAATACGGCTCAGGTCTATTGCTATATGTCTACGATTGGTGTATGGTTTCTTATAAGTCAATTTGAAATGAATGTGGAAAACGATAATGGCTAGAAAGAAATATCGTGCTTATCATCCAAATGGAGAGCCTTATGCACTTGTAAGTGAACTTAAGGTTGGTGATAAAGTAAAAATTTATTATTGGCAATATTATTTCTATAATGATAAAGAATATGTTTTAGAATATGATGATAATGGAAGAAAAGTTGTTAAATCAGATAAAATTGTTGGTGGTGTCCTTCTTATTGAAGGACATCAGGATGATCATGGTCAGGCTGAACCCTTTTATCTACATATTGTTAAAGTATGAGGTTTTATTATGACAAAAAAGTATCGTGCTTTAGCTCCTGATGGTCGTCCTTATGCTCTTGTTAGAGAGATTAAGGCCGGTGACAAAGTACAATTTAGTTTTTGGTCCGAATATTTTGATTTATTTAAAGAATATGATGTTACTGAATATTATAATGATTTGGTAGTTCTTAATAAAGATGATCTTAAATTATATTTAAAATATGAAATTCGTGATGATCAGGGTCAAGCTGAACCTTTTTATTTTCATATTTTTAAGGTGAGTTGAATATGTCATTAAGATACAAAGCATTACAGCCTAATGGCAAACCATTTACTTTAGTTTCTGAGGTAAAGGTAGGCGATGTAGTTCGATCTACTGGATGTCATAGTTGCCTAAAATTAGAAAAAAATTACACCGTCAAAAAAGATAGTGATGGATTGTATATTATGTGTGAATTTGGATATCATAATATTTCTGAAGAAGTTGACAATGATGATAATCAGGCATATAGTTTCTTTGTGAGTGTTTATAAAGTATGAGACTTTGTTATGACAAAAAAGTATCGTGCATTGCATAAAAACGGTCGTCCTTATGCTCTTTTAAGTGAAGTAAAAGAAGGCGATACGTTATTAGCAGATAATTTAAGAGAATATAGAGTTTATAAAGATATGTACAATCGTCTCTATCTTAGAGGATCATATAATAATTATTTTATAAATTCTTATGTGGACACAGATAATGATCAAGCAATGCCATTTCTTAATTCATTTCTTAAAATTTAGGAAATTTGTTATGTCCAGAAAGAAATATCGTGCTATTGCTCCTGATGGTCGTCCTTATGCTCTTGTTAGAGAGGTAAAAGAAGGCGATACGTTATTAGAAAGTAGTTTAAGAGAATATAAAGTTTGTAAAAATTCTAGTGGTAATCTTGGCTTTTGGTGGCTTGATGATTTTTATAGATTAGTTTTTTATATATCATCTGATAATGATCAAGCAATTCCTTTTTATATCGGGTTTATAAAAATTTAGGAGATTTATTATGGGTAAATATGTTGCATGTGACATAACAGGTCGGGCTTATGCTCTTGTTAAGAAGCTCAAGTCTGGTGATATCGTACAGGTAGATAATAGTTTTGCCTGTTTTCCAATAAATGGATATCGCATTGTGCATGAAGATCGTGAAACAAATAAGTTGTACATCACATGCAAATGTGGTAAGCATATGCTTGATGGTCAGTACGAAAACGATGACCATAAGGCCAAGGCTTATTATGTTGGAATTTACAAGATTTGAATGGGTAAAAATTCATGCAAATTCAAAAGAAAATTTCTGTTGAGGCTGCTATTGAGGTTATTTTGAAATATGAAAGCCTCAATAGACTCTACTTGACAGATAAACCTTTTGAGTGGATAATAGCACGTCTTATAAAAGATTGTGACGAAGACGGTACGATAACTTATAATAAGGCTTCAAGAATTCTGTCTGAAGCTGAAACGAGTAAAATGCCTTCCGACGCTAATCGAAATATTAAATATTACCGATATCATTGGAAGAAATTGTATCTGAATTAGGAGTTTGTTATGCAAAAGAATGGTCTGATGTTTCTCGCTAAGGTCGGTGATAAGGTTATGTGTGTCGATGCGAACGATACTCATGATCAGATCAAAAGAAATCAAATTTACGAAGTTGTAGGGCATTTTCGCGACAAACGTAACGTAGTCACAAATTATTACCTGAAGGGTGTGCCTTCAGGATTTATGATCCATAGGTTTAAACAGGTAGACGTATAAATGAAATTTAATCCGAAAGTAAATCAACTTTTTCTTGATTGTGACGGTGTTCTTGCGGACTTCGATAAAGAAGCCATGAGGATTTTTGGAATGCATCCTGAAGAATATGATCGTCTTCATGGACAGGAAAAGTTTTGGGAAGCTATTAATACAAATCCTAATTTCTTTTATGATTTAGAATTGATGCAGGATGCTCGTGAACTTTATGATGCAGTACGTCATCTGAGGCCGATCATTCTGACTGGAATTCCTCGTAACATGGATGCATTTGAAAATCAGAAGCATCTTTGGTCTGCTAAACATTTTGGTAAAGAGCAGTCAGTTATTTGTTGTCGAGCCGCTAAGAAGCATATGTTCATCAAACATCCGGGTGATATTCTGGTTGATGATCGTACTCGATATAAGAAGCTTTGGGAAAAAGCCGGTGGTACGTTTGTAGTGCATAAATCTGCAAAACAATCACTTGACATTCTGAGAGAAATGGGTGTAGTATGATTACATTAGAAGAATTAGATCATTTAGATAAAAAGTTAAAAAATCGATGGAAACCAGAAATGAAAAAACGAGCTTTCGAGTTAGCCAGCGTATGGTTTAACGTCGAAAATCGTAACGGAAAAATGTTAGCAGATTGTCTAGCTCAAGAAATCACATCATTTGTTGAAAAAGAAGTTGAGATTTTAGACAATTCTGTTGACATTCTATAAATAAAGTGTATAAATAATATTGCACGGTAGAGAAGTCCGGTCTATCTCGCCTTCCTCATAAGTAGGAGATCGTGGGTTCAAATCCCACCCGAGCAACCATTTTCTTGGAGCGATACCAAGCGTGCAACATACGTAGTTGTTGTAATTCTAGATAAGAGAGCTAGAAAAGTCTGGGCCTTGCAAAAGGTCTTGAGCCTATGATTGGGTGTGGGGAAGTCTGGCCGTTCCCGGAAGTTTTGGAAACTTTAGAACGCAGGTTCAAATCCTGCCACCTGAACCATTATAAGACCTTCGCCTTGGAAACAAGGTCCGATGGCTAGAGAAATCTAGGGGCTGTCTAAGGGTAAGAGGTAGGGCACAGTTTTTAAGTTGTAGGTATACTCCACGGCAGGAACCTTCAAATATTAATGGGCTTCTCGTTCAACGGGAGGATGCCACACTTGCACTGTGGAGATTAGAGTTCGATTCTCTAGAAGTCCACCATTTAAGGATGTTACAGGTATGGTAACATATTCTGCTCTTACGGATAAGCCAGTAGGCCGTAAAATTTAAACGATGACTTCTGGATTGGTCGTTTACATCCTTAATTAATGTAGCATAGGTTGTAGGTATATTAGGCATTACTAAGAACCTTCATATTTACTCAGAGGAAAA